CTGCTTTTCGCTAACGAATAAGGCATACGGAGGTGAAAACAATGACAGAATGCTTCTTTAAGGAAATCGGAGAAATCCTTGATATTATTTTCGAGCTTTAACAGCCTGCTTTTCGCAAACGAATAAGGCATATCCGCCGGTATCGGCAATTATCATTCACAGCAGGTATTGTTTTGCTAAGAGTCAGTCCTATTTCAGAAAAGGCAACGTTAAAAAATGAGGAAGGAGCGTATGGTGCAGTCGGACTGTATCATACAAAAACAAATATGCTTATCTATTCAACCAGATTCAGAGTTATTCCCGCATTCGATAAGAAGTGTTTCGTTGACAGAATTATCAAGTGGAACAAAAAAGGGTCAAATCCTATCGAAGATATTGAAACGGATTCGTTTTCGTTTATTGCCGGCGATGACAATAACTTTCTTGAAGTGACAGATCTCGAAGAAGAAAATGTAATTGCCGCAAGAATACATATTGATAACAACGGCGGTATGTGGAACACAGATGTTGTGTTCAACTATGCCGAAAGCGTCCTTTCCGTATATGTGAACAGAACCGTCAGCGAGGATACACACAACCCTTCGGCTTATGCCTTTGCTCCGCTCATCGTAACGCAGATCATCGACAACGGCTATGCCGACAAGAGTATGGGTATTCCTATCAGCAACAAGGCTATTTGCATTGACGACAGAGAAACTGTTCTCAGTGCAATATCCTCGTCTGACAGATTCTCTTTACCTATGGTATATCTTTCTTCACGCTCAGAGCTTAACGCCGACAGGCTCGCCGCAAAGCTGTCCGGGCTTGCGTTGGTCGTAAGCGATCATAATGATTGCATTGCCGACAAGTACCCTGAACCTATCTATGTATTCTACCCTCACAGAAACATGGCTCCGACAGCATTTGACAATTATCCCTTCCACAGAGATATTCAGTGCTGCGTTGAAAACTATCTTAACAGCAGAGAATACAGAAAGCTGGAAACGTGGGACGGTATTCAGAACGAAAGAACCGATATAAATAACAGAAACCTCCTTCGTAAGTACAGCAGTGTTTCTTCCGATAATGAGATACTGGGCGAAATGTACTCAGAGCTTGAATCAAAGATGGCTGAAGCGGCAGAGTTAAGGGACAAGCTCAGCTATGAAAACAATATGCTTATTGCCGAGAACGCAAGGCTCAGGCAGGAAAACGAACGTTTTTTTGTACAAGGAGTTCCGCTCCTTATGCGTGGAAACGAAACAGATTTATACAATAACGAGCAGTATGAAATCATCATCGACATTCTTAAGGAGTACCTTGCAAAGTCCACCGTTCCTGACAGCCGCAGAGCTGATATTATCCTCTCGGTCTTAGAGGCTAATCACGCCGACGGCACGCCGGAAAAATACAGAACAATCATCAGAAATACTCTTGACGGTTACAAGAACTTCTCAACAGCTAAGATAACAAAGGCACTCAGAGATGTCGGTATCGAAATCATAGAGCATACCGGTCACTATAAGATCGCTCTTAAGGGCGATCACCGTTACAGCTGTGAAGCGGCGGCAACCTGCAGTGACTCAAGAGACGGTCTTAACCTTGTCGCAGAAGTAAATAACACAATGTTCTGATATATATAGCAACTCCCGGGAAATTTTCTCCGGGAGTTTTTTCATTTTGATACAATTTAATATAAGAGTAACAAGCCGTACCCGATGCAAAAGTGCAAAGGGTACGGCTTTTTTTACATAAAAAACTACACCCCTGCAATTTTGCACGGGTGTAGTTCAAATGCTTGGGATGAAACTTATTAAGGCTTGTTTTAGACCCCTGCATTTTTGCACGGGTGTAGTTCAATATAATACTCCTTTTGAAAACAAATATAGTTTTAGACCCCTGCAATTTTGCACGGGTGTAGTTCCTAAAAAAATCATTGAGGATGATGATGAAGTTTTAGACCCCTGCAATTTTGCACGGGTGTAGTTCAAGGAGAACAAAAATATGTTCAAAATCAAAGGTTTTAGACCCCTGCAATTTTGCACGGGTGTAGTTCAAAGGAAGTGACATTTATGTTTGAAATTACGTTTTAGACCCCTGCAATTTTGCACGGGTGTAGTTCCTCAAAATACACAAAGGTGATTTTGAATTATCTATATTATATATCACTTTTGTACAAATGTCAATAGATTTATTCATAAAATCACCTTTAAATATTGCCCTTACTATTTTTCATACCTTGCTGCCGTGCCGGAATAATTTTTTGAAATATAGTCATATAAGCTGCTGTCATACCTCACGCCGTCAAGCTCAAATCCCGGCTGTTTCATAACTCTTGCATATCTGCCCAGCGACATAATATCCGCCGCAACGGTATCACGCCTGTATATTCTCCTGTCGGCAGAAGACGAAACGCTGATATCCGGCTCATAGTAAGCAACGGCTATTACATACTCGCCGTTTTTGGCATCGTTCCACGAATATCTTTCAAAGCCGCCGAACAAGCGTAAAGCTCTCTCGAATACGTTTCTCTGCTGTGCATCGGCGTTCTGAGGGATTGCAATTTCTATATACTTTTTTCTTTCTGTAAGCAGTTTGTTCATTTCTTCATCGGAAAGGGACGGCTCTTTGGTCATTTGTGCGTCTTTGATGTCGCAAAGATTAAGCTGCATTATATAGCTGCCGTCAAACACCATAAGACGATGCTTACGCTCTCTGAGGGAATATGTAAAACGATATGCCGAGCAGATATAGTGCTTGCCCTTATACTCAATATCCGCTTTTTTCTCGTTGTTCATCGCACGCATTATCGTACGCAGAACACTATGCTTGTTTTCTATCGTTTTTTCATTGCGGTTTGCATACCGCACCGTGAAAAACTCATCAAGGGTCGTGTCGGCACTGCCGACATATTCCGAAAGCTTCTCGCAGTATTCGTTTCCTATTATTGCCCTTGCGTCCGGATCGCCAAGCATAAGACGCAGGTATTCGTACTCAATGTTTGTCAGAAGCTGTTTATGCTCATATTCGTTTAAATCCGCCACAGCTTCAAACTTGCCGCCGTTCACGCTGAACCACGAACTGTAATCGCTGTCGCTGAGTTCTTTTATGGACCTGACATACCAGTTTTTAATCAATTTTAAATCACTGCCACATTTATCAAAACCGTGTTTTTTAAATGAACGCTGAAGCATGACCTTAATTTCATCGGATGAATATTCATTTTCCTTATGCGTTCTTCTGATTTCTGATGATATCTGTGCGGAGAGTTCCTCGGAAAGAACGTTCACAAAGCTGCCGTATTTATTAAACAAGCGCAACGTTGGGTAAGAAGCGTACTTCTTTATATTGTCATTGCCGCTTGCGGTCTTGCTGTCTTTTGCAGGCTGACTGTCTTTCTCAGCCGGACGGTCGGCAAAGCTGTCATCATAATACATCTGCCTTCCTATACGGGCATCATAAGCAAACTCTCTGAAAAGTCTGGGGTCATCCTCCTCCGATATTATCGCATCACCGCCCAATGTACGAATAAACGGCTTTATATCATCGGCTTTTCTTATATTGAATGTTACTGTTTTTGCTTCTCTGTCTTCCGTATAGCAAACGCCGTACTTTTCGATAAGAGAAAATGCCTGCGGTTTTACATTCTTCAATACAATCCTGCTAAGACAATCTTTTTTGGTATAATCACCGGAAAGCCAGATCTCATTTTCGGCAACAGCAAGTACGTCATAGAGCTTTTCATAATTGATAATACTGTCAGGCTCGTATGCCTTAACATTATAAATCTTATCAAGACGAATGCTCTTTATAATGCTGTCTGAATTCAGCGGGCTGTACAGCAGGTAGCATCTGCCCAGATTATATTCATACATTATTTTCAGAGGAACAACATAATATACAGGTTTATGCTTTTCGGTTCCGACCGTCTTATAGCCGATGAGCTTTCTGTCCCTTATAGCCTGACGGATAGTGTAGACCGCCTCGTCATAGAGTATTCTGTCGTAATTGTCGTACATAAACGACCAAAGGCTTTTGCTGTCATTTCCGCACAGCTTTTTCAGCTTATGGCTTATGCTGTATGCAGGAACGCTGTACGGCGCTTTTCTTCCGAATACCGCCAGAGCGTCGCACATTGAACTTATCAGCATATTTTTCTCGGTCGGCGCCGTCATATCGATAATATACCCAAGATCCTGAGATTTCCCGGCGCTCCTGCTTCTATCCATATACTCGCTGAAATATAAGAAAAAGTCGCTCAGCTGATTTTTGATCTCCGTGCTGGACGCATTTATCAGCAGAGATGTATGCCTTCTGAAGTAGGAGAACGCCCACATCTGTTTCTTTGTTATCCTTGCCCAGAGGTAAATGTTATACAGATAATTCTCATTTAATGCAAATCTGTCATATTCCAAGTATTTTGCTTTGGTCGGGCAGCCTTTAGCTTTTTCTGTAGGTTTGTTTTTCTTTTGTTCACTATAGTTTGACAGGCAAAGATTACAAAAATCAAGTCCTTTCTTTATTGTCCCTCCGGAACACTGGCACAGCTTTTCAAGTTGCTCACTGTCAACGCAACCGTAAGTGCAGATGTTCTGGATTATGGCCCTGTATTTATCTATGCTTTCAATGAAAAATTTATTATTATTGTTTTTTTTATTTTCATTTTCCATTTTAAAATCTCCTTTTCATAATCTTTATTCATGCCTTGAAATTGTATACAGTGTGAGCGATACTTTCGATTTCGACCGTATCCCCGATACTTCCGATAATCATTTCAGACGGCTTGTATGCCATAGGGCATTCATCAATGGTGCTTTCGCTGACAGACCATGTGTTGATTCCGTCCATTTCTTCGGCATACTCCTCAAGCGTGAATGTTCTTCTTGCGTCACTGCGGCTGTATGCACGCCCTGAGCCGTGCGGAGCGGAACAGTTCCATTCTTCGTTGCCCCTGCCGTGTGCAATGATGATACCGTCACGCATATTGAGCGGGATTACAATACGTTCGCCCTTCCTTGCGGAAATTGCACCCTTTCTGATTACAACAGAGGTATGCGTATCGTCGTACCAATCAATATAGTTATGAACTGTGTCAAATCTGTCCTTTATCTCAACGCCGTATTCGTCCGCAAGAAAAGACATTATTCTGTCTGATATTACCGTTCTGTTGAATGCGGCTAACGCCTTTGCGTCAAGCATACAGCTGATGTAAGAATCGTATCTTTCGCCCGTGATAAATGCCAGCTCCTTGCTCACGGGTGCAATCTGTGCGGCACGGCGGTCGATTTCTTCGTGTTCTTCGCTTGTCGTTGCGCTCCTGTGCCTTAACAGAATACTGCGTCTTAACTCCGTGTCAATTACAGAAGCATTGCTCTGGAAATAACCACAGATTCTCTTTCCGAGATTTCTGCTCCCCGTATGAACCGTCAAAGCATAGCTTCCGTTGTTTAAACGGTCAATTTCAATGAAGTGGTTTCCTCCGCCGAGCGTTCCGATACTGCGCAGATGATAATCAACATCGGCTGATTCTCCGATAGCATCACAGATACCGTTCACCTTTGCGACAAGAGCCGTATTCTCTGCTACCGTATCACTCACGCTGTCGTGTATCTCCATACCGGAAGGGATATTACTGCGAATAAAAGTATCGAGTGCCCTGTAATCAATCTCTCTGTCCGCCGTGAAAACGGTCGTGAGTATTCCGCACCCTATATCTACACCGACGATATTCGGCACAATCATCCTATTTGAAGTTACACAGGTAAATCCTATAACACAGCCCTTACCGGCGTGGCAGTCGGGCATAATCCTGATGCGGGAATTTTCGAATGCAGGATGGTTGCAGATTTCTTCAATCTGGCTGACAGCGCATTCGTCAATAATTTCACCGTATACAACAGCGGTATTTCTTTCTCCGATTATCTCCAAAACAATCACCTCTGTAACTATTATCTGTTTGCTTGTTATAAATACTATTATACACTATTTCAGCACATTTGTCACCAAAAAATTAATATTGACGGCAAATGTGCTGAATTTATATCAAGGTTATCAATCGCCCTTGCCGAGCGCCGTGATTACACCGATAGCTCCCGTAAGAGCTGCGGCAATTACCGAAGTCAATACCTGCTTTGTCATATGAACCTCCCTTTCGTTATATGTCACGTCTGTTATCAATCGCCCTTACCGAGCGCTGTGATTACACCGATAGCTCCCGTAAGAGCTGCGGCAATTACTGAAGTCAATACCTGCTTTGTCATATGAACCTCCCTTTCGTTATATGTCACGTCTGTTGTCAATCGCCCTTACCGAGCGCCGTAATTACACCGATAGCTCCCGTAAGAGCTGCAACAATTACTGAAGTCAATACCTGCTTTGTCATATGAACCTTCCTTTCGTTATACGTCACGTCTGTTATCAATCGCCCTTGCCGAGTGCTGTGATTACACCGATAGCTCCCGTAAGAGCTGCGGCAATTACTGAAGTCAATACCTGCTTTGTCATATGAACCTTCCTTTCGTTATATGTCACATCTGTTATCAATCACCCTTGCCGAGTGCTGTGATTACACCGATAGCTCCCGTAAGAGCTGCGGCAATTACTGAAGTCAATACCTGCTTTGTCATATGAACCTCCCTTTCGTTATATGTCACATATGTTGTCAATCACCCTTGCCGAGTGCCGTGATTACACCGATAGCTCCCGTAAGAGCTGCGGTAATTACTGAAGTCAATACCTGCTTTGTCATATTAACATCCCCTTTCGGATAAAACTTCCTGCCATTTCGCTCAGCACGGAAATTCAGGAATATGGATACGGATACGGTTTAAAGCTGACATTTTAACCTTCCTTTCGTTATATGCCACGTCTGTTATCAATCACCCTTGCCGAGTGCCGTGATTACACCGATAGTTCCCGTAAGAACTGCGGTAATTACTGAAGTCAATACCTGCTTTGTCATATGAACCTCCCCTTTCGGATAAAATTTCCTGCCATTACGCTCAGCACGGAAATTCAGGAATATGGATACGGATACGGTTTAAAGCTGACATTTTAACATCCCCTTTCGGTTTAAGCGTTTATCGTCTTATCAATACCAATAACTGATGTCTGTGAAGTTGTAGCAGTATGCGTCACGTTCATCGGAAACCGAATTACCGTGATAAAAGAAAAGGCGGACAAGACTGTAGAAATCTCCGAACATAATATGTACCTCCTTGAACTGTAACAGCGGACCGGATATGTTGCCGATACCTCTTTGTTGAATTCGCTCTTTTTCAATATTATAACCGTGAGGTTTTACCCTCTGATTATATTATCTCACATTTTTCATTTTTTTCGAGCGAAAAACTGTACCCAAAACAACATTTTTCCTCTTTGTTTTTCCTTACAATCACATTTTACCACATCGAACCCCCTCGGTAAATTGAAATACTGTACCCAAAAATCTATTTATGACAAAAGAACAGCCCGACCTTTGAAACTAAGGTCGGGCTGTTTTATGCAAAAAAACTACACCCCTGCAATTTTGCACGGGTGTAGTTCTTAACCTTGAAGATGTTAGTGAAATAAAAAGTTTTAGACCCCTGCATTTTTGCACGGGTGTAGTTCTGAAAAATATGTTCGAACGACATAATAGCTGTTTTAGACCCCTGCAATTTTGCACAGGTGTAGTTCATCAAGCGTATTGTGATGATAATTTTTAGAGTTTTAGACCCCTGCAATTTTGCACGGGTGTAGTTCTCAAATTATGCTAAACGTAATTATTTATCGGTTTTAGACCCCTGCATTTTTGCACGGGTGTAGTTCACAGCATAATGAAAAAATTTGAGCGTGTCAGTTTTAGACCCCTGCATTTTTGCACGGGTGTAGTTCAATTATGATTAAGTTAAATGTAAGTAGAAAGTTTTAGACCTATGCGATTTAGCACAGGTGTAGTTCAGCTTATTAAAGATGAGTCAGCTAAATACGGTTTTAGACCCCTGCATTTTTGCACGGGTGTAGTTCTATAAACTGGATTCAATCGATGAAGTAGCGGTTTTAGACCCCTGCATTTTTGCACGGGTGTAGTTCTCGGTCGGATTTTAACGAACATGGTTGCAGGTTTTAGACCCATGCAATTTTGCACGGGTGTAGTTCAGTATATTTGTACATCAGATATTTTTGATAGTTTTAGACCCCTGCTATTTCGCACGGGTGTAGTTCCAATACCAGAGGTTCGAAAAAAGGCTAGCAGTTTTAGACCCCTGCAATTTTGCACGGGTGTAGTTCTAGTATTCCTTTCCCTCTCCCTTTTCGATAGTTTTAGACCCCTGCAATTTTGCACGGGTGTAGTTCTAATATTTACTGAAAAAGAAAAAAAAGAAAGTTTTAGACCCCTGCAATTTTGCACGGGTGTAGTTCTGTACTGGAAGGGTTTTTTATGACTATCTAGTTTTAGACCCCTGCAATTTTGCACGGGTGTAGTTCCTCAAAATACACAAAGGTGATTTTGAATTATCTATATTATATATCACTTTTGTACAAATGTCAATAGATTTATTCATAAAATCACCCTTGCGCACCGATTTACATATTAATATTATTTCTGTTTGTCAGAATCGTCTTTTCCGGGGTAATTCTTATCAAACAGCCCGTCTATCGTAAGGTTTTTATATCTCACAAGGTTATATCCGAAAGGCGTGCAATATGCTTTTACAAAGTCCTTGCAGTAAGTCTTGTGTTCTTCGAGCTTGCTTATAAAATCGCCGGTGTCTCTTTCTACTTTTTTATCGGCAAAACGATTTTCGAGATGTTTCTGAATGAGGTAGTGGTACAGGGCAAAGTAGTTCTCGACCTCTTTTATACCGTCAATATTGATATTGATGTTTCTTATCGCATTCAGATGACACACAGTATTTCTGAACTCATTGACAACCGCTCTTTCCGACTTCTTTAAATTATCCAGTATCAGCTTGTACCAGCGTGCATTCCTGAGATATCTGTTTGCGGCATTTTCTGCAAAGCTCTTGTCAAATTCCGTTTTTATAATTCCGTTTTCAAGCTTGACTCCCATTACAGCCATTGTAAGATTTGTCTTGTTTTTTTCTATATTACCGACTTCCAGACCACTTTCCGCATACAGTTTTGTATCCCTTTCAACGCAATGGAAAGCGATAACGTATCTGGCGTTCACATTTACAAGGTTCTTCAACATAATGTACATAACGGTAAGATAAAGGCGGATTATAGACTGATTCTTCCGCTTGATTTCCGCTTCATGCGTTTTTGATGTGACATTTGCCTTCTGATAATTGCCGGCGTCCGAAAAATTCTCAAACTCTATTTCAGCTATCATATCAGCCAGTTTCTCACGTTTCTTATTTGCAGAGCATAAAGCTGTATTTTCGGGGCAACAAGCCTCATAATATCTTTCGATCTGTGCGTCAGGGATCTCATTCAGCACAAACCTTACAGCGGGCTTGCATTTTGCCGTTTCGCGGATCTTCTTGGGATTTCCGTACCGTACCAGATACTTGAATCGGTTTGAATCTATAACGTTACTTGCAATGAAATTTCTCAGACCGTTGTTTTTCTTGAGCTTTTTATCACCGTTTGCATCGATCTGAAGGATATTATCGATCATCTTCTCAATATCTTCTTCGGTCTTACCCGATTTGATACCGAGAATATCCAGCGCATCGCGATACATTGTTCTTTTTGCGTTTATATCAAACGAACACGATTTCACAAAGCTGTTAAGCTCGACAAGCTCGGCAAGATACTTTGTACTGTCTTCAAAGAAGCTGTACTCGGCGGTGAATGTCCTGTCAAGCCCAAGCTCGTCCATTATTTCAAGGAAGCTTCTGATATTGTCAAACTTGTTTATCAGCGTTGTTACAAGATCGTTAATCTCCTTACCGCTTAAAAATCTTGTCAGCAGATAAATAAGCTTCGTAAATTCCGATACGCTGTCGGCATAGCTGATAAAGCATTTTCTCAGCTTGTCTTCCTGAATTTCAATATTCGATTTGCTCAGCCTTTTAATGTTATCGCCATCAAGCGCATCGGCAACCTCTCTTATGGATTCACGGTATTTTTTCCACAGATAATCCGCTTCCTTGCAATATACGGTTGTCTTATCATCCTCTTTGAGCGAACTTCTCAAAGTGTTCACAAGATCGTCGGCTCTATCGCTGTCTTCGTTGATATATCCTGTGTATAAGATGAAATCCGTCATCTGATACAGCTTATTCCTTACAGAATCATATTCTTTATCGGCGTAACCTTTACCTTCGAGCATACTCTCACGGAGCTTCTTTATTGAAAAGCCCATATTTTTATACTTCTTTGTGATAAGAAATTCGTAATATGACCTTACAAGTTCGGCAATGTCGGTGTTCTTGTATACCGAGCCCAGTATCTGTATGTTTACCTTATTGTTTTCTATAAAGCGGTTGTTTATTTCTTCAACAGGACGGTTATAAACAACGTCGAGTACATTTTTGAAATCATCTTTAAGTTCATTGAGCTTATACAGCCAGAATTCTGCTCTGCCCTCCTCACTGTGAACACACCAATGACGCAGTTTACCGATCAGAGTGAGCACGGAGTAAAGTTCTTTATCCTCACGCAGAACATTTCTTGCTTTACCTTTGGGATTCTTTTTATTGACATAAAATGCATCAGCAAAATAAGCCAGTCTGTAATTGCCGATGAATTTTTCAAATGCGTCAAAATCGGCTTTCTCTCGACTGTTTGTACTCTCCTTTTTCTTTTCAAAATCGTCAAAGGTTTCATCGGTGGTACGTTTCATGAAGAAATCGCTGTTTTCGATATTTTCGTCAGCACTCATATTATTCAATGCGTAAATAGCGTTAGTTGAATAAACCGCCAGTATTTTTTCAATGTCAAGAATATTGTAAATAAGCTGAATATGTATATTATCATTGAATTCCTTGCCGAAGAATTTCTTTTCAAGAGTCGGTTTCAGGCACAGCATATCCGTAGGCACAGACTGTTCCGGTTCATCTTTCTTTCCTCCGTTAAAACGGCGCAGCGGATTATCCGTTACGGCAGATACCGTTTCACCTCTGTGACCGGTAACCGAATAGCCGTTCATTGTGACAACGTTCAACTGATATGCAGGATCGTCAATATTCAGCTGTTCGTGCGATGTATCGACTATTTTCTGCTCAAGTACAGCATCGTTTCCTCTGCCGAATGAAGTCATATAAACAGTATTTTCTACAGCAAAAACCGACTTCACGCCTGCGGCTTTAGCCATAGATTTTGTTACATTGTCTTTTTTTGATGAAACAGAAGAAACTGATTTTACAGAAACGGCTGCGTCTTTTTTCTGAACTGCCCTCTCTGCTTCACGTTTTTTGTTCTGGTCTGCAAATTTTTCCGTTCTATCGGTCTTTCTTTGTTCTCTGAGATCTCGTGCGTGTATTTTCTTACCCATAACAGGATACCTCTTTTCTTATGGTAAGTTGAAATGACTTTGTATATATTATAACATATTTTGGCGAAATGTCAAATATTTTAGGCAATAAAGTCAGTTTTTTGCATTGCACTGCGATATAAATATGTTTGTTAATATCAGCCGCAATAAGAAAAATACGTTCGGAGTTTTACCGGAAAAAGTACGATTATAGTTTTATCTATCCGCACCACGCCCCTTTTTCCCCGTTTTACTTGTATTTTATGGCTGTGTTTGTTATAATAAGTATAAAGAAATATTTGATGCGTCTTGCGAAAGGAGAAGGTACGCTATGGCATACGAAAAGCTCACAGGCACTTTTGAATCCTCGAACGGCACTGATAACTGTGCATATTACATCTATGTTCCGGTTCTTCCTATGAACGTGGGATATAAAGGCATCATTCAGATTTCGCACGGTATGTGTGAATATATTGAGCGTTATGAACACTTTGCGGATTTTCTTACCTCACACGGATATATCGTCTGCGGTAATGACCATCTCGGTCACGGAAACAGCGTCAGATCAAACGATGATCTCGGCTTTTTCGCCGAAAAGGACGGCTGGAGCCATCTTGTAAACGATTTGCACCGTATGACGATGATAATGAAAAAGAAGTACCCTGCACTGCCGTATATTCTTATAGGTCACAGTATGGGCAGTTTTGTTGCAAGGCTGTATCTCACACGCTTTCCTAACGAGCTTACCTGCGCCGTAATTATGGGTACGGGCGATGACAAGGCACTTTCCGAAATAGGAGTAAGGGCTACACGCTCCGTTGTTTCCTTGAAGGGCGAGCGTTTCCGCAGTGATAAGCTGAACACTCTCATTTTCGGAGTGTATAACGACAAAATCAAAGATCGTCAGACTATCTATGACTGGCTCACTCATGACAGAGATGTTGTAAAGAAGTATATCGATGACGAAAAGAGCAATTTTGTGTTTACGGCAAGCGGATTTGTTGACCTTACTACCCTTCTTCGCAGAGTATCAAGTCAGCAGTGGGCTGAAAAGGTGCCGAAAAAGCTGCCTGTTATATTCATGGCAGGAACGGCAGACCCTGTCGGCGGATACGGCAAGGGCGTAAGAAACGTATACGCAAAGCTGATTGACGAGGGTTGCAACGTTGATATCAAGCTGTACCCCGGCGCACGTCACGAGCTTGTAAACGAAACTATGAAGGAAATAGTTTTCGACGATATTTTAACCTGGATAGAAAGAAAGGTCGGCGGAATGACAGGCAATTACGAATTTTAAGCCTTAAGCCGAAAAGAACAATATGAAAGACGGATTTATAAAAGTAGCGGCGGCAACACCTGAGATTAAGGTTGCCGACTGTAAGCACAACGCAAAGCAGATAATCTCTCTGGCAAAGGAGCTTGCTAAAAAAGATGTAAAGCTCGCAGTTTTCCCGGAACTGTGCATCACGGGTTACACCTGCCAGGATCTGTTCTACCAGACAACGCTCCTTGACGGTGCAAAAAATGCGCTCATAACGATTCTGGAAGAACTGTCTGCGCTTGATATGATAACTGTCGTCGGACTGCCGATGCAGTATGACAGCAAGCTGTATAACTGTGCGGCTGTGACCTATCACGGAAAAGTGCTGGGCTATGTGCCTAAGCAGTACCTGCCGAACTACAACGAATTTTACGAGATGCGCCACTTTACCGCCTGGGACGGCAGTAAATGCGAATATTTTTTAAACCGCTTTGACACGGATGCCGACGGCGAATGCGACGATTCGCTGAGTGCGTATTTCGGTGCGGGACTTATATTCTGCTGTAACACTATGCACGATTTTTCTTTCGGAATCGAGCTGTGCGAAGATTTGTGGTCACCCTGCCCTCCCTCAACATATCTTGCACAGGAAGGCGCAAATATCATTCTTAATCTTTCCGCAAGCAACGAGATGATAGGAAAGTCGGAATACCGACGTTCGCTTGTTTTAAATCAATCTGCAAGGCTTATTTCGGGTTATATCTACTGCTCCGCAGGAGAAGGCGAAAGCACGCAGGACCTTGTATTCTCAGGGCATAACATAATTGCCGAAAACGGTGCAACGCTTGCCGAAAGCGAGCTTTTCTCAAACGATTATATTATCAGCGAGATAGACGTAAACAAGCTGGCATTTGAACGCAGAAAAAACACATCATTCAGAAATGACAAATGCGATACGGAAACTATATGGTTTGATATACCGCTCACCGATACAAAGATAACACGTTTTGTATCACGCACACCGTTTATCCCCTACTCTGCCGATGAGACCGACAAGAGATGCGAGCTTATTCTTTCGATGCAGGCACACGGACTCAAAAAGCGCCTTGCCCATACTTACGCAAAAACCGCCGTTATAGGAATTTCGGGAGGACTTGACAGCACGCTTGCACTTCTTGTATGCGCCAATGCCATGAAGCTGCTCGGCAGACCTATGACGGATATTGTAGCGGTGACAATGCCGTGCTTCGGCACAACAAAACGCACAAAAACAAACGCTGTGAAGATATGCGAGGCGATAGGCGTCACACTGCGTGAAATCGACATAACCGACAGCGTAAAACAGCATTTTCTGGACATCGGACACGATATAAACGATCTATCGGTAGTATTTGAAAACGGTCAGGCAAGAGAACGTACAAAGGTGCTTATGAACATCGCCAATCAGACGGGCGGACTTGTAATAGGCACGGGCGATCTGTCCGAGCTTGCTCTCGGCTGGGCGACCTACAACGGCGATCATATGTCTATGTACGGTGTGAACTGCTCAATACCCAAGACGCTTATCAAACATCTTGTCAGCTACTACAGCAAGACGACAGATAACAAGCTGCTCAAAGAATCGCTTGAGGATATACTTGATACGCCTGTAAGCCCCGAGCTTCTGCCTGCACATAACGGAGAAATATCGCAGAAAACCGAAGACCTTGTAGGTCCTTACGAGCTTCACGATTTCTTCCTGTACAACGGCATAAGATGGGGATTTACCCCCGAAAAAGTATTCAGGCTTGCGCTGTACGCTTTTGACGGTGCGTATGACCGTGAAACAATACTGAAATGGCTGAAAACCTTCTACCGCCGTTTCTTCTCACAGCAGTTCAAGCGTTCATGCCTGCCCGACGGTCCTAAGGTCGGATCGGTAACGCTGTCACCCAGAGGCGACTGGAGAATGCCGAGCGATGCCTGTGCAACGCTGTGGTTAAGTCAGATAGAAAATCTGAAATAAAGTCTTATCTGCGAATAAATGAAACCAACCTGTCAATAATTACCTCACAAAGCTAAACGCTACGGAGGTAATTATGGCAGGTTTTTTTAAACGTAATATTCTTGACAAGGCTATGATACTGGGTGCGGTAATATGTATTGTAATAACAGCCTTTACCGCATTTGCGGAGGATTGTGAGGAAAAGCCGCAGGAAGTGCTGAGGCTTCATATACTGGCAAACTCGGACAGTAAGGATGACCAGACGCTGAAATACGATCTGCGTGACTATATGCTTTCAACGTTTTCGGATGTATTCGGAAACTGTGACAGCTTCAGTCAATCGGTAGCCGTTGCAAACGAACGCAGAGCCGAAATCGAAGAAAAGGCTAACGAATTTGTACATTCCAAAGGCTACAGCTACAATGTAAAATGCGAGGTCGCAAAAACATATTTCACCACCAGAAAGTACGAGAATGTAACCTTACCGGCAGGAGAATACACAGCCGTCCGCCTGCTTATCGGAAATGCAGAGGGCAGAAACTGGTGGTGCGTAATGTTCCCGCCGCTGTGCCTGCCTGCCGCATCGGGTGAATTTTTTACCGAAGAACAAAGCAAACGGGTCGAAGAAAGCCATGATTATGAAATAAAGTTTGCGATATTTGAAGCGTTGCAGGGACTTTTCGGCGGCGGTGATACCGGTAGCGAAAGCTCGGAAGAAACCGCCTTCGACAGCACGGATAATGATTTTGCTAAAATATCCGTTTTCGGCATTATGAACTGTGATGTTCTGTGATTATTAAGGCAGGCGGTTTTCCGCCTGCTATTTTTTTAACCGCTATTGACATTTTCAGCATTCTGCGCTATACTAAATCTGTACTAATTCCGATAGTACAGTTAGTTTGTCGCTTGCTGACAATCTTAACGGAAATATATTATGAAAAGGAGAAGAATAATTGAAATATCAAAAGCTTTATTTCAGTATGCTGAAAACATTTCTCAAAAGTGATATCAAGCTGAATATACTTATTTTTCTTATCTCTGTTTCGGCTGTCTTTACATTTATTTCTTTGTTCTGTGCATTGAACAGCGGTAATGCGGCATATCACAATATGATGGATCGTTCAGGCTACATCTTTGACGGTATTATGCCCGAAGATTCACCCGAATTTTTCAAAGAAAACCTGCCCGAAGTCTACACTGCCTATGCCGACAATGCGGTTGTCAGCTATCGCTCAACCGAAAACTACATCTGTACGGAATCAGCTAAAGTTGCTTTTAACAAGAGCATGAAAGAACTGTACCGCTTCATACAATCCGACTATAACATAACCGACGGCAGATTTTTCACGGAAGATGAGTTGAAGGGTGACAGCAAGGCTATTATTGCCGAAAACGACTGCGGTATAAATGTCGGTGACAGGCTTATCATTCCCGATGATAAAGGCGACATCGTACTTAATGTAATAGGTCTTTCCGATGATTTTATTGTTCCGTACACTTTTTTCTTATATCACAACAACAGCGGAATTTATGTAAAGGATGAAGATTTTGAAAATGAGATGAAGAATACCGCTCCGACAAAATACAACGGCGCACGCTTTTTCTTTACTTCCGATCTGTCTGACGATGAACTGCAGGCACTTGAGCAATTTCTCGGCAAGGTGGTTTATATTCAGCCGCCGAACAGAGAGAATAACGATTCTGTTATCATAATCTACGCTATCATCACGGGAGGAATCGTGGTAACAGGTATATTCACCGCTCTGCTCCTGCTGACGCTTATGCTTCACCTGACGGATAATTGCAGCGAACAGATAAACGTGCTGAAGGTCACAGGCTGCAAGTCAATGCCGATAACACTGCTTTTATCGGCAGTCACTCTTACATACACAGCGGTTTCATTCATCTGCGCTATTGCTTTGAGTCCGATTTTTACCGCACTTACGGAAACGCTCAGAATGGAATATGTACCTACCGCTTTTGACTATCTGCTGTCATTTGTAATATACAGCATTATAATCATAATATCGTTACTGCCCGGCTTTAAGCGCATATCCTCAGCCACATACGCAAACGGAGGTGCAATATGAAACTGTTATCTCTTGCATTATCCTTGCTTCGAGCAAAAAAACGCAGTTTTATCCTTATGATGATATGTATCATTTTTTCAACTCTGCTGTTCAATTTTGCAATCACTGCATCTTCGGATTATCTTGCCGAAAAAGCATACATAACAAGTAACCGCTATGATAAGAAGATACTGCACGGTACACTCTCGTCAAAAGCACCTATAACCGATGAAAAGATAGTTTCAGAGTTTGAAAAGTACGGAATAAATTGCCGTGTCGAGCGTTACCATGAAACCACATTGGAGCTTTACTCAGAAAAAAGCAGTATAACCGACAACGAGATAAATAATATGGACGATGACACTTTCTATCGGTTTTATAATGATATAAACGGAACTCTGCTCGGATATTCGACCGAATACAGCGAATATCTCGATATAGGACTTTCGGGAGAACGTCCGGACAAGTCAAAGGACTACGGCGGCAAGATCCCGGTAATCGCAAACTATACATCGAGATGTAATATCGGCAACACAATAAAATACAAATGTGGGAAAGGGATTACCGAGCTTCTTGTTGTCGGAAAATACACCGATAACTATCTCGACAGCGTAATACTGTATAATGCTGACACCGCAAGCTTGGGCACGACTTTCTACACCGATGCGGATATTCTCTACAATTCCGGACTTGCCACCGCTCCCGAAAATCAAGAGGACTATTCCGGAAAAAGCGTGGATAAGCGTTACTATCAATATGTGATAATTCTGAAAAACGGCAACGCTTCACTCGGCGAAATTGCGGCTCGTATAATTGACGGACTGGACGCAAACAGTGATGATTCAAAAGGCGATCTGTACATGAATATACGCTATGATGTGGCAAATCTCGATTTGCTGTACCGTGACAATATGCTGCTGATACAGTTAATGCCTGTATTCATAATGATAGCCGTAGTCGGCACTCTCGGAGTGATTGCCAATATTCTGCTGAATGCCGAAAAACGCACAAAAGCAATGGCGGTATTCCGTCTGTGCGGCGGTAAGACCCGCTCTGTGATAATACTCGAGCTTGTCTGTGACACGGCTGTAACAGTTATTTCTGTGCTTGCCGCTACGCTTATCCTGCTCGCAATAAATCACATCTTTGCTATAGAAATCGTCAATGCACAAAGCGGATTGTTCACTGCAGTATATCTGATTGCAATTTCCGTAATTGTCAGCATTGCAGGCTCTGTAACGCTGGTACGCAGTAATATGCTTGAAACAATAAGGAGATATGAGAACGTATGATGAAACTTGAAAATATAGATAAATATTATAATATAAACACAAGCAGCGAGGTGCATGCACTGAAAAATATAAATCTTAGCATAGAAAAGGGCGAAATGGTCGCTGTAATGGGTGTATCCGGCTCAGGCAAGTCAACGCTTATACATATTCTCGGCTGTCTTGACAAGCAAACAAGCGGTAAATATTTTCTCGGTGAATATGAGGTTTCCAAGTACAGCAACAATGAAATTGCGGTAATAAGGAACGAGGAGATCGGCTTTGTGCTCCAGAATTTCGGACTTCTCGCCGACAAGACGGTATATGAAAATATTTCATATCCGCTTATATTCAACCCTGCCGTTAAATACAAGATGATGAAAAAGCTTATCACCAAAACCGCCGACGCAATGCTGATAGGCGATCTGCTCAAAAAGCCCGTAAAAGAGCTGTCGGGCGGTCAGAAGCAGCGTGTCGCACTTGCCCGTGCGCTTGTAAACCGTCCGAATATAATCATTGCGGACGAACCGACAGCGGCACTTGACAAAGCAACAGCAGACGAAATAATGGAGGTTATGAAGTCGCTCAATTCTATCGGGAAAACCATAGTTATAGTAACGCATGACCGCACGGTAGCCGAAAAGTGCAAGCGGATAGTTGAACTTTCGGACGGGGAAATAATCTCGGATAAGACAATTGCGTAAATCATAAATACAATAAAAAGCCTAGCATTTCTGATTGACTGTTCGACAGTCTGCATGGAACTTGAGCAAAAACTCACGCTCCATTAGTCTGATTTTGGAAAGTTCTCAATTTTATTATTGATTTTCAACTGTCAATAGAATATCACTCGATCATTCTACAAGGCGGTTATTGAACTTTACAATTTATGATGATACAATAAGGACAAAGGAGGGCAGGCATATGAATATTGGCAATGTAATATCAGAAAAAAGGAAAGCACTTGGTCTGACACAGCAGGCTTTAGCCGAAAAGCTGCACGTTTCTTTTCAAGCTATATCCAAATGGGAAAACGGAACTTCATGTCCCGATATTGAACTTCTGCCGCAGATCGCAGCTATTCTGAAAACAACTATTGATTCGCTGTTGGGGTATCCATCGCAATCCGTCACCGATTATGACAAAAGGTACGGCAATGAGGAGTATTATTGGGGCTTAAAGCCTAACAATCTGTGTTATGAGATAATGAGAATTAAGCCGCCTGTTAAGCCGTATAAGGTTATTGATATTGGTTGCGGAGAAGGCAAGGACGCAGTATTTCTTGCAAGAAACGGCTATGATGTTACAGCGTTTGATGCATCTGAACAGGGGCTGTCAAAGGCACGAGAGCTTGCCGATACTTATGGTGTAAAGGTTGACTTTTTCAAGGCAGATGTGAGAGATTTCAGGCTTGAAGCCGACTATGACATCATCTTTTCAAGCGGGGTTTTTCATTATATTCCGCTTGAATTACGAGAAAATGTTGTCAATAATCTTAAAGCTCATACGGCTGCGAATGGTATCAATGTTGTAAATGTTTTTGTAGAGAAGCCATTTATTCCTCTTCCGCCCGATACAGAAAAAGGCGAATTTGTTGTGGATAGCTGGAAATCAGGTGAGTTGTTTATGTATTACCACGATTGGCTGTTTCATAAAAACGAGGAGTGGATCTTTGACTGCGACAGCAGCGGTACTCCTCATAAGCATTGTATGGACGTATTGATTGCGGAAAAGGTTTGATAGCTGAGTTTTTATATGATTATCTCCTATGCGATGTTAATAGGCAATCTTCTCAAAAAGCCCGTAAAAGAGTTGTCGGGCGGTCAGAAGCAGCGTGTCGCACTTGCCCGTGCGCTTGTAAACCGTCCGAATATAATCATTGCGGACGAACCGACAGCGGCGCTTGACAAAGCAACGGCAGACGAAATAATGGAGGTTATGAAGTCGCTCAATTCTATCGGGAAAACCATAGTTATAGTAACGCATGACAGAACAGTGGCAGAAAAGTGCAGGCGGATAGTTGAGCTTTCGGACGGGGAGATAATCTCGGATAAGACAATTGCGTAAATCATAGATCAACACAACGGACAGCATGGAAAAGCTCCATGCTGTCCGTTTTCTATACGCTGTACTATCTGTTCACTTCGGGATTATCGGTCCTGCCGAGAAGATAGTCTAATGATACGCCGAAATAATCAGCGAAAAGTATAAGCGTTTTATAATCGGCTTCACGCTGCTCATTCTCATAACGGCTTACGGAATTCTGATTAAGGTCAAGATCTATCGCCAGTTTCAGCTGTGAAATCTTTCGCTTTTTACGAAGCTCTTTCAGTCGAAAAATGTTAATCGCCCCCTTGACACGATTATACCATTATGGTATAATCTAAATATCCCGTTTTGGGATATTATTAATCGAAAGCAGAATTTTATGCTTTTCAAGGAGGAATTTTTTATGTTTAGAAAACTGTTCGGAGAAACTGAAACACAACAATTAAATTACCTCAAACCGAGGATTATATTGGTGATTGTCTTTGTAGCTGTTTTATTAGTCGGGGTGGTTACTCACTTTATGGGAATAGAGCCATTTTCCCGCACTTGCATGAATATCAGTTCATTGTTATATGCTGTTTCGGCTATTGTATTTGGTTGGCACTTCTTGAAATCCATGTTCGGATTTGCTTCATTAGGTGCTTTATTCTCCGGAAATATCGTATTCGGTGTAGTCATTATGGTAGTGTATTTTTTACTGAGTGCGGTTCTCGGTCTTATCACCCTTGTCCTCGGTATAGGCAGATTTATTTATCTGCTTGTAAAGAAGGCTAATCAGGGGCTGGAGGATTAACGGTGCTTTTTATAAGACACAGAAAGTCGCTTGACCCATTCTATGACGAATATGCCGAAGTATATTATGTTGACGGTACTTATGTAACATCGGTGGTCGCTTTCCTTATATTTGCCGCTGTTGCGATACCCGCACTTGCTCTTTTCGGCGTTGTCAGATGGCTTTGCGATCATATGATGCTGTTATATGTGCTGTATGCTGTCGGAGTGGTAATTCTGATTATTATGCAGTCACGGCACACAAGAAAGAAATATATGTTTTTCTATGCGCTTTCAACGCTTACAATGCTTGTAATACCGATTACCGCTACAATCGCTTATATCTTTCCCATAATGGTTTTCGGTGAAACGCTAAGCGCCGCACTCAGCATCATTTTTTCATCTCTGCTCTTCTACGGCGGTGCTTTTATGACATTCTCGATAAACAGAATCATCAAAAACGGTATCGCCTGCTTTTTTGTTTCGCTTATATACTTAGCTGTTGCACTCCTCATTTTGTACGGATTTATCAGCGTAGATGCCGAAGCTATGAAAAAATTTGATTTCAACACTTTCTATATCCTATGGTCATAAAGATGACCGCACAAAACAACGGACAGCAAGATTTTCCTGCTGTCCGTTTTGTTTTTATATTTATCAATACCTCTTTATCTGAGCAATGCTATAACCCTTGCAATTTCCACCGTAAGAATCTTAAGCGTTATTCCGCCCGACATAACATAAAACCATACCTCACGGGCTGTCTGCGTTTTAGCTATCGGCGTTGCGATTATTCCGACAATTACCGCAAGCGCACCGATACAACCGACTATGTTCGGTATGCTGATAAGCTGAAACAATCCCGGGTCACAGCTTCCGTCAATCGCATTCTGAATAGTCTTGTCAAGTCCGTCACGGGTTGCGGCGAAACAGCATACAACAAGGCCGTACACAAGCAGTATAAGGCTTCTCAGCCCCCAGTGCTGTGTCTGTTTTCGTGTCAGAATACAGAATGCTATGTAGCCGATAAGGATAAGTATCATTACGGTAGTCGCAATTGTGACCCCGTCCTTGAAATAAAATTTCATATTAAAAACCTCTTTTCAAAAAAATAACGCAGTGCCGCCCCGATAAATAGGTCAGCACTGCGTCTTTGCGTCTGTCTGAATCAGCGTAATTATGTAATTTTCAACGTTTATAACGTTCTCCTGTTTGCATTTCGGACAAAACAGCGGAAAATTCTTCAGCACCGTGTCCTGTGTAATTTTTACCCTTGTTTTCGCCTTGCAGTGAGGACACAGTATAAAACGACTTTCATCCGTCACGCTTACCGCCTCTTTTCTCTGCCGTTTTCACCATGTGGGGCGAATATGTGTGGTAGAAATTTCTGACGTGTGCTTCAAGCCGTTTCAGGCACTCCGCTTCCCTTTCGGGCTGTCTGTCGCAAATTTCTACCATAAGTACAACAGGCGCAACATACTCCAGTGCCAGCGTATCGGGATCTTCTCCGATTATCGTTCCCGACTTGATAAGCGCTCTGAAAAGTCCTGCGTGATAACGCACCAATCTTTCCAGATACCGTTCGGAATACATCGCCGCAAACTCAGCGTTTCTGAACTGCTCTATCGTCATCATTCGTCTGAATCGGCTGACATACTCATCGTGCAGTGAATATTCTATAAGCTGTCTTACCTTTTTTGCAAGCATTTCCTCGGAAATACCGTTGTTATTTGACAAGCAGAATCAGAATTTTTGACATGCAAAATACAAAATAGTAATAACTCTCATAAATAATAAAATCTCTTTGAATAATTGGCTTTTCTCAACAGCAACAATGGCGAATGTTGAAAAAACGGCTGATTTTTCAAAGAGATTTTGATTTATCATTTTTATATGGAGAAAATTCACTTTAATTGTGCCTGTTTTACAACTATTTAAACGGCGTTTTCACCAGAGCTATTTTATTTACGGAGATAATGGAGCAATGTAGTATTATCATCGTAAAGAAAATAGTGCTGTATATCAGTAGTTTCTTATCAACAGTTCTTTAAAACTGCCTGAAGACATATTGTTGTTCCGAGAAAGTGAAACAATAGTGTAATCTTTATATAGCTCTCGAATAAATGTATCATCATTATAAGAAAGCAGAAATTTTCCTTGAATTTGCGAAAGCTTTAATGCAAGACGTTTGTGATCATTTTCCGTAAATTCAATATCATAATATTTCTCCGTTGTGTGATATGGCGGATCAAGATAGAAAAAAGAGTTTCGGCGATCATAGACTGTAATCAAATCCTCGAAATCCTTCCTTTCTATTAAAACGTTTTTTAAACGGTCTGAAATAACCGATAAATAATCTTTTGAACGATATAGTGGCTTTTTGCTACAACCAAAAGATTTGCCGTCAGCCCCGAAGGATAGGCGCATTTTTATAAAATATCTTGCCGCCCGTTGTATATCGGTAAAACCTCGACAGTTCAACTGCTGAGATACATCATAAAAAATTTCCCTACTGTTATAAAAACCGTCTATTTCACGCTGAAGCTCGGAGCAATGATATTTAATGCACCGCATTAAATTAACGAGATTGCCGTCTGCATCGTTGTAAATCTCAAAATCCGCCTGCTTTTCTTTAGAAAAAAGTACCCAGCCGCCACCGCCAAATACTTCTATATAACGATTAAATTGTTCAGCACTTGGAAACATATCGCTTATTTTATTGCGCAAAAGACGTTTTCCGCCTATGCGGGGAATCGGACTGTTTATCATTATGAACCTCCTATACTATATAAATATAAAAGTGGGGCGTTGCCGCCCCACCGCTAAGATATTAAACTTTTTTAAGATCGGTAATATTAAACGCCGTATTTATCGCAAGCACTGTGCTATCGGGAGATCTGTTGAGGACTACACGGTTGCCATTTACACTCGAAACATAGAAGCGTTTATAGAAAACCCAGTCATCGATAGGCATACCGTCATAGGTTTTGCTACCGTTTTTTATGCGAACGATGTCGCCGACTTTTAAATTTAACGAATCAGACATTGGTTTGTTTTCAGAAGCAACCTTTGTTGATAATATAAGATCCTTACAAAACATCCATCCGGTATCCTGTCCATCAATTCCGATGCAGGCTTCTGTACCATCTTTTGATAATCGCTGAATAACAAATTCGGCGGTATAAACAGCCGAAATAGGCTTTATACCATTTGAAAAAAATGCTCCTGATTTAACCTTCACCTTATCTCCGGACTTAAAACACGATGTTTTGTTTTCGCTTTTGGTATCTGTTTTTACAGAATCGTTAGTTTTGCCGCCATGCTTCTTATACCACTTTGAGGTAAGTGAAGGATAATCTACAAAGCAGATGTTGCTGTCGACTTTTCTTTCATCAACAATTTCTGTTCCCCACTGCCATATTTTCTGACCATAGTTAAACTTGCTCGGAACATCAGGATTATTTGTCCAGTGTGCAAGCCATATATCTATGCCAGTTAAGCGATCGCTGTCATAGTAATTCTGCATCCATGACGGATTGGCATACACGCCGGACGGTAAACCTATCGCTGTCATTTCACTGCAGAATTTCAAAGCCATGTCAGTACGCTGTGCAGTCGTCAGATTATCTATCTGCACCTGTTCTTCAGCGTCAAAAAATATCGGATAAGCAGGCTTTAAGCCTTTTACAGCTTTCTTGCAAGCGGCAAGTTCTTCTTCAAAAGCCGTGTCTGTAGTGGCTTCGAAATACCAGAACAGACCGAATGGTATATTACGTTTCTGGCATTCTGAGAGGTTACGTCTGAAATATGTATCTTCATCAGAGCGTATACCCGCACGAAGTATAACAAATTTAGCCCCGGATTTTTCAATCTTATCAAAATTGATGTTTTCCTGAGCCCTGCTAATGTCAAATCCCTTAATTCTCATCTGTACTATCCTCCTTATTACTACTGTCAGCGAGACCTTCGCCGATAGTATACGCAAGCACAGCTGCTCCTGACATCAGGCAACCTGATACAGTAGTCGCTGTTTCATCAGATCCGCCAAAAGCGATTATCAAACCGGTTATAAAACCGGTTAATGATAACCACCATTTACGGCTTGTTAATTTGCGTTTCCAGTCAATTTTATTCATAGTTTTGTCCTTTCCGCCTATTCGGCTACCTTTTCCATGCCCTGCTGTGCGAGGATTTTTTGTGCTTCTTTGCTGTTGTCGGGCACTACAATTGCACCTTCGAGTGTTTCACCCTCAGTTTCTATGCCGCCCAATACAAAAGTGTCATCTTCAAATATCTGCATATAAGCTCCTTTCATCTGCTGTTTGTGTATCGTATCATAAATGATAACGCAGTTGTTCCTGTCATTGACATCGTAACAGATCCGTTGTCTAACGTTACGCTCTCTGATGAGCCGTTGCCGATAGTCAACATCACACGTTCTATACTCGCCGTAGGTGACAGTGCAAACACTTTACGATTACGCACAGGATTTAGTGCATTATCATAGTATGCTTCGATTTCGACTACGCTGAACCCCTCGCCGTATGTTGTGTATGCGAAGGTTTTCGGATTGTCTTCAGTGACGCTGCCATATACAACGACATCTGTATCACATTTCCATGCTGACCACGCCCCGTCATTGCACCATCTTGTATAAGTCCGTTTTCGTGCTACGGAAGTATAGCGTTGCATGGTATTAAAAGCCCCTGTGTTGATATTTCGGATATTGTCGACCGACAATTCAAACGGTTCATTGGCGGATATCGGACGGTTCTCAATATTCTGCGCAGATACTGATGCGCAAAAATACCGCTTACTTTTACTTTTATCTGATGATTCGTTCAATTTGATATCATCAAGGTTTACTGTCTGTCCGGTTATCTCTGTAGCTTTGAGATAATCCTTGCTGTCAAGCTCATAAGGTGTCACCGCTCCGATTTCTTCAGCCGTGTATGTGGGCTTACTGTCGGCTTTCGCCCAGTCCGATATGTCACCGGTTTTCAGATATTCCGACAGGTCAATATCGTAAAGGTTGACATATAACAGCTCTGACCACGGAGTATTTCCGTCTCCTATTTTGATACCATGCTGACCGCTTTCAAAGTCGGTTATACACATATATCCTTTTGGGGGTACAAATGAAGAATGAAGAGTCCACTCAGCCGGTGAACGCATATCCTGAAGTAACTGGGCTTCAAGTATTTCCGCCTCCGATGAATTTGGCTCAGCTACAGACTGAATCTGCTTTATTGAAAAATAATCTCTTCCTACGCAATAATAAGCACTGATTTTCGATGACCATTTATATGCAGAATTGTCACTGCTGTCAATATAGAGAACATCTGTGTCTCCCAGCTTGGGAAAATCCGCTGTTCCGTTCGCTTCAATCACTTTTGATACTGTTTGCGTTACATCTTTCTTTTCCAATGGAGATCGTGTTAATTGAACTGCCGAATTATATTCATCAACTGATGAAAAAGAAACATCCACCGTTTGAGAAGGTCTCCATGTATACTCTTCTGGATAAACAGACAAATTGTTGTGAAAATTAATTCCAAGTATAACTCTGGCACGTCCGCATGGAAACTCAGTAGATGGCGGATAGATTTCACTCCACTTTAATGCTTTTGAAAAGTTACCGTGTCGTGCTCGTACACTTGTTTCGATTTTTTTTACTGTGTCTCCATCAACAGTCGTGTATTCGGACATCAAATTTATCCAATATTCCGTGTACTCGGAATAGTGTATGACTCTCGTTATATCTAAATAAAAGCTAAATTTTACAAACGACTGTGCATATATTTTATCTGATCCGTAAATTCCGTTAAAAACAGTAAAATCACCACAAATAGCCCCTAGACCATCATTATATGTTGCTTTGAAACCTTGAACAATAATATCTGTATCTCCACCATCTAAGCCATACGTTATTTTATCGTCTACGCTGTATCCGATTATGCTGTAATCGTATTTCAGATATTCTTTTGTCCTTTCGGAAATTATAACAGGATCATTTATAATGGTCGTGCTGTTGTATTTTCCTGCTCCCGCATTAGATGTATGATCCGCTGCGGCACTATACCTGTTTGACGACTGTTCGGTACTTTCGGCTGTCGATGTAATGTGTTCTGAAAAGCCGCTGTCTTTGCTGAGCGAGTAAGATATTGCGGTTATAGTAGCTTTTTTTGTTCTCCCATTGCTTGTCACTTCAATAACATCATCGGGAAGTAGCCAACCTCTGCCTCGTCTTGATATATCAGCGGCATAGTAATGATAGCCTCCGAGCTTATTCCAGACGTATTCCATAATCTCTACTGTTGCAAGAGGATTAACTGCTTCGAGCACTCCCGGCAAAGTCTCGTCATAAGCAGTACCGTTTGCATCAATATAGAACGCTGTATCGGTGCCGATTGTAAAGCGTATGCCTTTTACGGTAAATCCGCTGTCCTGAGCGACTGATAAGCTTTCGCAAGCACCTTCGTCAACTGTTTCGACGCTGTTTGAAAGGCGTGTAAATATCAGCTTGTCGTTTGCATCAAACTGAGCATTACAACCGTTGCAAGCGGCAATAAATCCGATTATTTCACGGTATGTGTAATATTTATTTGTTGGATTTGTTGCCTCGCTGTTATAAATCGGTTGCGTTTTTACTTTTGCAAAAGCTTCACAGGTTACGCTCAGGGAAAAGCCGTTAATTTTACTGATATATTTGAGCATTTCCTGATGAGTTGCAGGAAAAGATAAAGATTCGACCTTCCCGTCAGCACTGCCGTTAAAGCTACACGGCTTATCAAGATAATAAAATCGATCATATGCTTCTATTGTCACATATCCCTTTTCTTGAGTTAAATCTGTAATAAAAAATGTTCCGATTTGTGCCAATGCGGTAAATCCGATAAATACAGTCACTTTATAATCATCCATGGTCGGTAACATCGTTGCACGGATTGTTGCAGTCAGTCGTGCTGCCGCTGTTCCACCTACACTAAGACCGCCATCAGACGGCGAACGTGAAAGTTCAAATGACACAATATCATCAATGCCGAAATCTACAGCGCCAATTGAAATTTTTGCATTGATATTTCTTACAGGCTTGGTAGCGTTGGTCTTATAATTTGATGATACCGAAATCATATTTCTTCCACCTCCACTGACACATCTTTATAACAATCTCCGAGCTTTACATCGGTAAAAGCATACGGCGCAGATATATCACCTTTTGCATGAACGGTATAAGAATCACCGTTTACCTCAAGCGTGAAACTACTGCTTTTTAATATAGCGAAAACAGACGTCCATTTTGCCGCAGGAATTATGCCAAAAACGACAGAACCGGAGATTTTAAAATCTCCGAATCTGTCCGTATAAGCCGTTCCGTTCAAGCTGTATGAAGTACTCTCGCCACGGCATGAATGACGTAAGTCGCAATTTGTGACGTACTCGGAAATGTCTGTATTATTGATTTTCACTGTCATACCTATGCCTCCTATAATGGTGATTTTCCTGTTTGCTTCTGAATTTTCTTTATCCCCTTGACAGTAGCTTTCGCTAATGTATACTCATTCGTTTTAAGCGTGACGTCAAGCGTATACTGCATCTTTTCCTGTGCTGTTTTCAACTTTTTAAGTTCTGATACCACATCATTAAGCGTAGCATCTGCTTTTTCTGCCGAAGCCGATACCTTTGATGCCGACGATAAGCCACTGATTATCTTGCCTGATTTGCTGTTACCGACCTTGCTCGCTCCGATTCCGGCGGCAAGTTTTGCATTAGAAGTGCTAACATCATCCCATACAGTCGGAATGTAAGACGTTATATTTATATTCTGAGTCCCACTTGATGAGTTGCTATTTGAATTTGTCTTTTTGGAAGACGAGATTGAAGAGCTTTTTTTCTTTGTGCTCGATGAACTTGTTTTCTTTGTGCTTGACGAACTTGATGTTTTCTTTTCTTCTTTTTCTTTCGGTACATAGGCATAGTCAGAAGCACTGTAGGTTGATGGCGTATAAGAATATGTAGGTGCTTTATACGATGTTTTTCCCGCACTGCTATATGAATAATTTGTTCCGGCACCGGTATATCCTAAAGTTGCTTTTCCTTTACGCTCCTCTTCTTCTGCAATGCTTTGACTATAAGCAGAAGAAATGTCTTCATTCTCTGAATACCCCTGTGAATACAGTCCGTTATTATTTCTGACGTTGTTATACCACTCTTTAACCTTATCCTCATTGACATAATCCTTTAATTGTGAATTGAAATATTCTTTCTTTTCCGCTGTATCAAGGAATTTATTTTTTGCATTTGATAATGCCTCGTCAGCTGATTTACCGCTTCGTAATTCCTGAACTATGAATTTATTCATATCACCATGCAAATCGGTATATTTCGCGCTCAGCTCATTCGCTCTGATCTCTTCCTGATGTGTAGCGGCATACATTTCCTCGCCGATTTTTTGACAAGCCTCCTTGACTTCGTTGTACCAATTTGAGAGATTGCTGCCGAAGATCGAATCAATTGTGCTTAATACGCCATCAAACAGATTTACAAGACCATTTCCGAAAGATTCAAAGCCGCCCATAATATCACCGGATAAGAAATTTGTAACGCCGGAAAAAACATCTGCAAGTGAATTAACAAGCCCCGCAACAATATCAAGAGCCGGACCGAGTATCTGTAACAGCACATCCGCAAGCGATGATATTACAGGCATAATCGGCGATAATGCCCCATCAATAAGACCGATAACAGCTGATAGCAACTTCCCGACTGCTGAGATAACAGTACCGAGCGGTTCGGCAAGCTCAGCCACCAGTTCCAGAATCGGAGTAAGCAGTTCAATTACAATGTCAAGCACCGGCAGTAACGCCTCTATTACTTCCATTAGAGGTGGAAGTAACGTATCGACTATTTTGATAATCGGAGGTAACAGCTTATCAAAAAGCTTAATCAATGTCGGAACAAGCTTCTGAATTATACGAGTGACACTTTCCATTATCGGCTTTAGCAGCTCTATAAACTGAGGAAGTATCCCTGTGATCAGCTCAATGAGCGGCGGAATAAGCTCGGAAACGCTGTCAAGTATCGGCTTAACCTGCTCAATTATCTGCGGAAGAAGCTCCGAAATAATCGGTTCGATAAGCTCAATAATATCCTTAAGTACGGGAATAATCTGTTCGCCGAGCGGAATCAGAAGCAGTTCGATTGTACGGGAAAGTCCGTTGAACATATCGGATAAGCTGTTGTATTTAACGCTTTCCATTTCGCCCAGTTTGTCCCGGGCTTTATCGATGCTATCGCCAATTTGAGCCATAGCAAGAACTGCGTCTTCACCGAGATCTTCCCACTTTGTGCCGTAAAGCGCAACACCGGCGGCATTGCGGTCTATATCACTTTCGCAGGCGGCGAGCTTTTCGTTAACCACCTTGAATGCCTGATAAGCACGGTCACCACCTGCGGCAAATTCTTCACCGAGCTTTGTTGCGTCAAGCCCGAGCAGAGCCATTCCGTCAGCGGTAGTCTGACTGCCATCCTTTGCTCTGATAGAAAACTCTTTAAAAGCATCATTCAGAAAATCAACTTGAAATGCACCGTTTTTTGCGCCTTCTGCCATCATAGACATGGCTTCTTCGGCAGTAAAGCCCATATCAGCATAGTAAGTGCTGTACTCGGCAAGCTGATCAGCTATGTCACCGTTCTGATTTAAGCCCTTTTCTGCACCCTGAGCAAGGAGATTATACGCTTCTTCAGCTGTAATGCCAAACTGCTTCATTAGAGCATTTGCTCCACGGATACCCTCAGAAACGTCTATATCGTATGTATCTGATAAAAGATATGTGCTTTCAATAACCTTTTGAAGCTCATCGTCTGTGACGTCTTTCATCTGCTGCTTGATGAGAGCGAGCGTGTTGGATATATCATCAAAGCTTTCGCCATAATTATCGCCGTAAACTTTCTTGATGATGTCACCGTATTTTTCGGCTTCTTCCGCCGTAAGACTGAGTGATGCGGTTAGCTGCTTATTTGCTTTATCAAGATCGTTTGCTGCGGATATAGCTTTTCCTGTTGCCGCAACCGCTACCGTGCCTGCTGCAGCAAGTCCTGCACCAACAGCAACGCCGATGCCTTTTCCGACACCTTTAAGACCTGTGCCGATTTTTGAGCCTATGCCGGAAGTTTTCTTTTCGACTTCTGAAGAAAGCGTATCGGTACTGTTGATAATTTCTTGCGTATCCTTTTTATAGTTATCAACTACTTTGTCGCCTTCTTTTTTTGCAGTCTGCGTTACAGCTTCCTTGTTTTTCTTTTCGGTCTGCACTACTTTGTCAGACTGCTTCTTTGCTGTGTCTGTTATATTCTTCTGCGTCTTGGAATTGTCGTTCTCTATTTCATCGTTTGCTTTTTTCACAGCCTGCGAAATGTTTTCCTGCGCCTTTTCAACGACTTCTTCCTGTTTTTTTGCGCCTTTTTGAGCCGCTTCGGAAACCTTTTTTCCGGCTTCCGCCATATCAGCGTCTATTTTACTTAAGTCCGCACGGACTTCAAATTCTACTCTTCCGTCGCTTTCCGGCATAATCTCACCTCTCTTCTGCCTGTTTTTCGAGAATACCCCATAACCGTTCCCAACCGTCCTGAGCCGATTTTTTGTTTACGGGATTTTTAATCGCATACTGTGCTTTGAGTTTTAACAGTGCCGATATCTGCTCCTGATTTTTACCGTTAGGTGCAGGGACAGGGCGTGTGCGTATGTCGATAATATCACACAGCCGTGTATCGGAAGGCAAAGCTCCTAGAAGGGAAACAAATTCCCACCACTGTAGCTTTCCTTGTTCTTTGAACAAGTTAACGCCGTATGCTTGCCTAAATGCGGCATAAATATAAGGCGCATCCTGATCGAAGCTTATCGTTTCCGCTTCCGTGTCAGAGGTATTTTTATCAAAATTGATAAGCTTGTCAAAAATCTCATTGACGACTTCAGCTCTTACTGCAAGGCTTCTTACTTTAGGAGCTGCTACGAGCCAGTCGAAGATAATATCAAATAAATCTATATCATCAAGCTCGTTTTTGCTGAGTATCTCGAACGCCGATAAAACACGGTCAAAACTCAAATTTAACGTATAACAAATGCCCCCGACTTCTATACTGCGGGGGCAAGGCTGCGACAATGAATAAGTACTCATTAGCGGTACTTATGTAACGCTCTGATCTGAGCCTTACGATTACGAAGCGTTTCATTTATTTTCGGTACAATAACAGCATTGATAAACGGCACTACCTGTATACCCATTTCAATGTAATTGTCCTCGAAAAATTCAAGCAACTTTTTTGTACCGTCTTCGCCGAATATCAGCTCGAATATTGCGATTACAGCGTTACCATACGCTTCATAAGCACATTCAAGATCTGTTTCAACACCGTTTTTCCGAATTTCTTTAAGGCGTCTTTCTGCGTCTATGACTTCGGTCTGCTTTTTCCTGAACGCCGTGCAGACAGCGTCTGCGTCTATGTCTATATCAATAATATCAATAACGGAACCGTTGCTGTCTGTGAGTTCAAGGGTCTCCGTAATTTTCTGTGTTCGTGTGATTTTGTATGCCATTGTTATCCTCCTGACAATCAAAACCACGCGTTGAACGCGTGGTATGCACTTGCCCTTCAAGGGCATAATACCGGCTTGTGCCTGAAGGCACA